ATACCAGTAATCCAACAGGATTCTGAAGCACAGAAAAGCACGCTGGTCGAGTGGCTGAAAAAGGCGCAGGCGGAGCGGGATACCGTCATGCAGTGGCTCGAAAAGGCCAAGAGCGAAGCGAAGTAAGCTGGCAATGGCAACCCAGGTCAGCATCGTCAACCAAAGCCTTGAGTGGGTTGGCGACCAAGTTCAGATCACAGCGTTCGATGACGGATCAGCCGCAGCACAGGCGGCATCGGTGCTTTACACGCCGACGGTTCAGATGCTGTTGCGCGATCTCGACCCGGCCTTTGCTTTGCGGACAATCGTGCTCGCGCCTCAGACCGGAATCACAGCGCCGATCCCGCCTTGGGCATTCGAATACGTCTACCCCGCTGATTGCCTGCGTATCCGCTCCCTGCGTCCGAAACCGGGCACATATGACCCGAACAATCCATATTCGATCCGGTTTCAGGTCGCGTTTGATGTCGCATCGGCGCAGCCGGCAAAGGTGATCGGGACGAACGAGCCGAACGCTCTGGTCGTCTACACCACGTCCTCGGTGACCGAAAACCAGTGGGATGCGGCTTTTACCGACGCGCTGGTTCGGCGCCTCGCTGGTCCCTTGGCGATGGCTCTCGCTGGGCGCCCTGATTTCGCCCGTGAACTGCTCGATGAAGCGGCCCGATCTGCGGCGGTAGCCGATGCGGTGGATGAATATTGATGGTCGCTCCCGTCGTCTTCTCGGTCGAAGATATCGTCAATATGGGGCTGCGTCAGATCGGCTACGCGCAGACCATCGCCGACCTTTACGAGGGCTCGACGCAGGCGCGCGCTGCGCTCGACATCTTCACGCAGACCCGTGACGAGACGCTGCGGGCGCAGGATTGGTCGTTCGCTCGACGCACCGTTGCGCTGGCTGTACTGAAAGGGCCGCCACCTCCGGGTGGCTACAACCCTTCGCAGCCCTGGACTGACGCTTATCCACGGCCGGGGTGGCTCTACGAATATACCTATCCGGCGGATTGTCTGAGGTTCCGTGCCGTCGTGCCTCAGCCCGGCGTGATGTTCGACATGATGCCCCAGGCTGCTGTTTGGCAGGAAGAGAACGATAATTCCCTGACGGTGCCGGCGCGGGTGATCCTCACCAACCTACGGGGAGCGCTCGGGGTCTACACCGCGCAGATCACCGACACGACAACCTGGGAGCCGCTATTTATCACGACCCTGGCCGATGGGCTGGCGAAGAAATTGGCGATCGCGCTGCGACAGGATTTGCCGACATCGAAAGCGGCTGCTGACGATGCGCGGATGGCTGTCGCGGCCGACGATCGCAAGGGCTGATCGCGATGTCCACGTTGCCGCAAGACATTGTTAACCGCGGTCTTGATGCCATCGGCTCTCGCACGACGATGGGCGCATTCACTGATGGCACCACAGTCAGCGAAGCAGCGAGGCGGATTTATACCACGACGCTTGAGCAGCTTTTGCGGGCAGCGCATTGGGCGTTCGCCAGGAAGCGTGGCAAGCTGGAATTGCTCGGCGACGCCAGCGGTGAAACCACGCCATTTCCGGGCAATCTGCCGATCTCGACACAGGTCGAGCCGCCGTGGCGCTTTGCGTATGCGTGGCCGATCGATGGGTTGCAGGCGCGCTGGCTGCCAGCAAGCTGGGAAGGTTCCGCTAACACCACAGGAACAGTCGGTATTCCGCCGGGTAATGTTGGCGTGGCGGTTCCGGGTTTCGAGGAGAATGCGGCCTGGGCCGCACCGCAAGCGCCCGCCAGGTTCCTTGTATCGTCATCTGATCAATACCCGGTCGTGCTGGGGCAGACCGGCTGGGATAACATGCCGGATTTTGCGCTTACCCAAGGGGTGGGACCGATCTCTCGGCGCATCATCCTGACGAACCAATGCCACGCGCATCTGGTCTACACGAAAATGGTCCAAGTCCCTGACGAGTGGGACCCGCTGTTCAGCCAGGCAATGGTCGCGGTTTTGGGCTCAATGCTCGCGATGGTCCCGGATGTGCTGGAGGATCGCAAATTCGCCCTGACGATGCGTGCCCAGCAGATTTCGATTGCCAAGGACGCCATTGCTCAAGCGCGAGTTGCGAACGGCAATGACTCCGGGATGCCGCAGACGGTCAACCACATCCCCGATTGGATCAGGGCGCGGCAGTGGGGCTCGTATAACCGGGGCGTCGGCATCGGCGCGAACGGGATGCTCTACGGCGAGGAGGGGCCGGGCGTCTGGGGATACGGGTGGGGCTCAATGGCCTTCGCCGATGGCGGCGTATTTTAAGTGTCGACACCTTTTATACAAACCTCGCTTGCGAACGGCGAGATTTCACCGACTCTTTACGGTCACGTCGATTTGGTACGCTACCACAGCGCGGCCACGACGATGCGCAATATGTTCGTCGATTTTCGAGGGGGTTCCAGGTCTCGCGCCGGAACGGCTTTTGTGGGGCAATCGAAGCAGCGGCCGGACCTCGGCGACTTCAAGCCACGGTTGATCGGCTACCAGTTCTCTCTTCCGCAAGGTGAGGTTCTAGAGTTCGGAGAACACTATATCCGCTTCATCGTCAATGGCGGATATGTGCTGGAAGCCGCGAAGACGATATCGAGCGCGACGCAGGCCGATCCCTGCGCGATCGGATGTACGGCCAACGGCTTTTCCAATGGCGATTGGGTGTACATCACCGGCGTTGTCGGGATGACCGAGTTGAACGGCAACGCCTATATCGTTGCCGGGGATGCGACAGACAGCTTCACACTGCAAGACCTCGACGGCAATCCGCTCGACAGCACGAATTACAATGCCTATGTCTCGGGCGGGACGGCGGCCCGGCTCTATACCATCGCCAGCCCCTATGCGGCAGCCGACCTCGCGGCGCTAAAATTCATCCAGTCCGCGGACGTGATGTCGCTCGCGCATCCGGCCTATCCGCCCCAGGAACTGTCTCGGTTCGGGGCGACCAACTGGACGATTGCCCCGGCTGATTTTGACGAACCAATCTCGGCGCCGACCGCAATTCAGGTGCTGGCGACGGTCAACCCCAACTCCATGCTTACCCCGCCGACATTACCGGCGGCCTTCGCCTATGTCGTCACGTCGGTTGATCCGAAGACGGGGCGAGAGAGCACCGCATCGCCGATCGGTAACGTCACGGACTCTGTTGATATCGCACAGACGGCCGGATCGCTCATTGTCGCTTGGGGCCCGGTCAACGGGGCGGAATATTACAACATTTATCGGGCGCCGACCTCTTACAATACCGACCCTGGCAGCGCTACGGATGCCCTTCCGGTCCCGGTCGGGGCGCTTTTTGGGCTGGTAGGGTCGAGCTTCGGTTCTGAGTTCGTTGATTCCAACGTGGTCCCTGATTTCGCGCAATCTCCGCCGAGCCATAAGAACCCCTTTGCGCCAGGGCAGATCATCAAGATCGTGCCCAATTCGTCATCATCGGATTGGACGACGGCAACGGTCTCCGTCACAACATCGACTGGTTCAGGCTTTGTGGGCGAAGTGGTCATTGCGGGCGGCGCGATCGTTGGCGTGATCGTGGTCAACGCCGGCCATGACTATGTGCCGAGCGATGTGGCAGCGTTTACCGGGGACGGGACAAGCGTTTCGTCGGTGACGACGGTTGGCCCGCAGACCGGCACCTATCCCTCCCTGGTCACATATTATCAGCAGCGCCGGGTCTATGCGGCGGCACCGAACACACCTGATACCTACGAGATGTCGCAACCGGGCGCATTCCTCGATTTCGACAGCACCGTTCCGGTCAACGACAGCGACGCGATCACGGGAACCCCATGGTCAGAGCAGGTCAACGGCCTGCAATGGATGGTCTCGATGCCTTCGGGGCTGTTGACCTTCACCGGCTCCGGGGTGTGGCAGGTCGGGGCATCGGGAAGTTTCGGTCTATCGTCGCCCTCGGCGATCACGCCAGCCAATCAGATTGCGGTGCCGCAATCCTCAATTGGGTCGAGCCCGACCGTGCCGCCGATCCGGGTCAATTGGGATGTGCTGTACCTTCAAGCCAAAGGGTACACGATCCGCGACTTGACCTATCAGATTTACTTCAACACCTTCACCGGGACCGATATTTCCTGGCAATCCTCGCATCTGCTGATTGGCTACACGCTCGAAGAATGGGCGTGGTGTGAGGAGCCTTAC